CTCCTATCATAAGGTGACACTGATGAACACTAAGTACCTCGTCATAAAGGACCCTAAGATAATTTCTTACGTGGCTGACAACTTTTGTTGTTTCCGCTGTTTTGAGAATTACCTGAGGGAATCCCTGGCTATGATCGACTCGCAAGAGCCGGCATTGCCTGCTGACGTCCAAACGGACGAACAGTTAGACGAGTGGATCGATAATGAACTGGCTCGGCTCAAAAAGCAGAGTAAGCTCATCTTCGACAGTTAAACATCAGTGGCGCCCCAGAAGGAGTAGCCGGTTGTTCTACGCTCGCACCGCGAGCGGCTTTTGAAGGGTAGCTCCCTTTGAAAGTATTCACACAACTTTGAGGTACAGATGCCACACTACAACCGTTATCGTAGCAGAGATCCTATTACAGCCCCGATGGGTGCTTGGTACTACATCCTTAGCCCTGCTGGTTGCAGCTTAGCTGCAAACACTAGGACGGATGTGGCTGCCGGGTACACTCAGGGCCGAACGGAATATATGCTGGATGTCGATAGTGGTGATTGGCAAAAACGTAAGGGCAAGGAGTTCGTCTTTAACGATATGTATAAGACGTGGTCTGTGACTTCATGTACAGGCCAAACGAATTACACCCTTACCTCTGTCGCAAACCGATGTAACTCACCCGTGCTTAAAAGCACGAATCAGGTGGTCGGGGAGCTGATGGTAGTCTGGTTTGGAAATACTGGTCACCTAACGGTACCAACTATAACTCCGAGCGCGATTACCAAACTCACTGATGAAGTCTGGACAAAATGTCTTGCTAACCGAATGAAAGGTGATGCGACGTTGTTAGAGACGTTTGCTGAACTGAGTAAAACATTAGCTATGCTGCGGTCTCCCATGGAAAACCTCACAACGCTCATCAGGACGACTCGTCGTTCTGGAAAGCGTAGTAGAGGCTATTCGCGGGTTAAGGCCGACAGCTTTGCCTATATCCAATTCGCTTCGTCGGAATGGCTTCGCTTTCGATACGGTGTAATGCCGATTGTTCGTGAGGTCCAGGCTGTGATGAAAGCCCTTGAGAGAGGACATGCTTCTGAACCCGTTGTTGTCAAGGCTCAAAGCTCTGGCACCATTTCTGGTACTGAAAGTGTCAACTCAAATAACGGCGGCTCTGTAGTCTATGTCACGGCGAACAAGTCAACTGCTCACACCGTAAAGGTGCGGGCTTATTGGTATGATCGCTTTGTCAGGACAATTTGGAACGATTTCGGCCTTAGTGGTCGGGATCTTACAGGTTTGGCGTGGGAGCTCCTTCGCTATAGCATGGTTGTCGATTGGTTCATTAACGTTGGTGATGTTATCTACGCTAATGCGCCCAGGGCCCAGCACACTCCGCTTGGGGGGCAAGTACTTATAGAGCAGGATATTAACACCTTTATGGTGCCAACTTCTGTCACTAATATACAACCCTCCGTTTGGACTATGGCTGGTGGTGTATCTGACACCGTCCGTTGGACGACTAAGATCATCGATCGTCAGAGTCGTGTCCCTACTTCGAACTTTGTTGTTAAGACCGATTTCGGTTTTGGCAATTGGGAACGAACGACTGATGCATTCACTCTTGTTGCTAAGTGGCTGCATAGTATCGGTTTTGACAGGCATTAACAAACATCCTGTCTGGCCGGTTGGGATTTGACACTTTTGTTTCTTTACAAATCACTAAGGGAATTTCCCCTATGTCGTTGTCAATCAACAGCAAGACCTTTACCCGTGAATCTGGAGGCCCCGCCTTCACACAGTACTCTGGTCCGGTTAATACGCTCTCGGTGAAGCAGTTGCTTCGCCTGGCGCGGACTATGCCGAAACCAACCAGTGTCTTTAGCGGAGTAGGTCGAACACAAGCAAAGTATGTACAGACGCTCGCACTGACAGGCATGTTGACCCCAACTCACGAAGGGATCATCGACTGCAGTATGAGCTTTCCTGTAGGTGCTGCTTCTGCTGATGTCGCAGGTATGGTGACTGACTTTGCTGCACTCGTTGCTCACGCAGCGTTTGACACTCTGACGTTCAATCTCTTGACGGAATACTAGTCTTGATAAAGATCGTCGGCGGTGCCTTAGCAGCGGCGATGATAATCATCGCCATTTTAGTCATTCCCGCTGGCACAATTTCTGTGTCAGCTGGTAAAAACCTTGGAGGTGTACGTGAAGTTACCCCCGCAGTTGTCGAGTCTCAGCAGACTCAACCAACGACTAAAGAGTGAGTCCTGGAGTAATTACCAGTCCTTTCTTGATAGATTGTTGGGGACCATCCAACATCGATTGGCTCAGAATCTTAGAGATCTTCTTAGAGCTCATAGGTTTACTGAGTTAGTCGAGTTGGCGGATTGCATCTCGTCTTCAGAGTTCGAGACGGCAGCCGAGCATCGGCTGTGCAATCAGTTGGCCGCATTAATTCGGAAGTATCCTTTTCCCGATGGGTCTGTTTGTTACAACCCCCGTGAGAAGGCCCTTGATACGTTTCTTCGCAGCGAACGAAAGTGCGCTCGCGTTGAAAAACGGTTTAGGTGTTTCCTCAATTTGAGGAGTCCCCATGAACTCGCGCTTAGTTACGCGAGGAATTGGATCGCACATACACTTGGGGAGTTCTCTCCGGGGCGTGTGTGGGATGAATGCGGCTTTGGTCCTGGCGCCTCTGTAGGTGTTCACGGAAATGCTACCAATGCGGCACGTAAGATTCTCGCGTCTCGTTGGTCCGTAACACCAGGTGCATTCCACTATGGCTTTGCAGCTCTGAGCACTGACATACATATCTGGCAGATCTTAATTGACATGCCAGAGAGTCAGTTCTTTCCTATGGATCTGGACTTGTTGAGAAACAAGTACAGAGATAAGGCGGAGCTAGTGGACTACAATAAGATAACGTTTGTGCCCAAGACAGTGAAGACCGAAAGGACTATTGCTGTCGAGCCGTTGATCAATGGCTATATTCAGAAAGGTATCGACGAGGTCATGCGGAAACGCCTGCGCCGAGTTGGTATCGATCTGAAGGATCAGTCGCGCAACCAAAAGCTTGCCCGTGAGGGCAGTCTCAAAGGCGTTGCTGATCCGTACGTAACGATTGACCTGAGCAGTGCTAGTGATAGCATAACTCCGGGTCTTTGTCGTTACTTGTTGCCACAAGACTGGTTCGATTTTTTGGATTCAGTCAGATCCAAGTCGTACATGATTGAGGGTAAGATCTATCCTTATGAAAAGTTCACGACCATGGGTAACGGCTTCTGCTTTCCGCTTCAGACGCTGATTTTTGCGTCCCTATGCGAAGTTGCCTATCACGAGAGTCACCAACAACCAGATTACTCGGTCTATGGTGACGACATAATCGTGAGAAGCAGCGTCGCAGACCGCGTTCTCTCTTTATTGAGAGTGTGTGGTTTTAAGGCTAACACGGATAAAACCTTTTTAAAGGGTCCCTTCCGTGAAAGTTGCGGTGCAGATTGGTTTGAAGGTGAAGACGTACGTCCTATCACGCTTGACTTTGCTTTCGATTCGCTTGAGAGCATATTCAAGTTCTGCAACCTCGTTCGGCAAAAGGACAGCCTTGCGGCTATCTTTGCAGGCTCTCTTGATTTTTTAGAGAGTCTTATTCCTCCTGATCTGTTCTTCGTTCGCCCTTACCGGGGAAACGTAGACACAGCTCTAGAGGTGCCTTTCGATGTGTTCCTCGGGTCATCTTTCTCACGCTGGCATCGACAAAATCAATGCTGGAGTTGGAAGGAGCTCGTGGTTACCGCCGTGGAAGATTTCGATCTACGGACGATTGCAGGCTACAATGTAGCTGTGATGTGGGGCGCATTGAGGGGAGCTTCATCCGGTGCCCCTTTCACCGAGCGTCGAAAGACGCGCACAAAAATACGCCGCGTATCTTACGCAGGAGGTTGGTCGTTGGAGTTACCAG